CGTGTTCGTAAGTTTGGCTCGTAAGCATTAACTATGGTGTTGTCAGCTGAGGCTGTATATCTTTTAATCGCCATTACACAACTTTTCCTCTAATATCTGTATCGGGGTATTTAATTTCTACTAGCGCGTTAGATGGTACTATTACATAGCTGCCATCAGGAGACAAATTGGCATTAATATCTATGTTGGCCGATGTGTAGTTCGCGCCGGTTTTACTAGACACTGTTACTTTTGTCACATCCAAGACGCCTGTTACGTTTTTTAACTCCGTATAAATTTCACTAATATAAAATGGCTCTCCAATGTAATAAGCAGTCTCGTACTTTGCTGCCAGTGCCGCAATGGCATCGTCCAGCAAAACAAATTTGTCTACACCTGTGGCTGCTTTTATAATGAAGTCTATACCAAAATTTAAAATATAAGCATCTAAAATATCTATTGTATCGTTCATCATTCTATATTGGTTTAACCAAGTTTTTAAATTATCTTTAATGGTGCTATTTGTCGCTGTTAATTTCCCCGCGCTGTCTTCAGAAACAAGATATAAGTTTAGATTTCTCTTCTGCGCGTTGGGGTCCTTTTGTACAGAACATCGCTTTATGGAGCCAAATTTAAGAGGCATCCTATATGTAATATTTTCGTAGTCCGCTTGAGTTACCGCCCTATCTTGAGTAGGAAACGTATCAAAAATCATTCTCTTAAGTTCATCCGACGTCGGGGTGGTGACATCTCCAATAATTGGCTCTTCATTCGACACCTCAAGGGAGTTGGTAACGGTTTGCTTTTTCGCAGCAGTCAATGTGTCTGGAAAAGAAAATTCCAATAGTGCGTCTGTAACAGTATTTAAGCCGCCGGTGGCCACATTTGCATTTGTAAGACTCGTGAGTCTATAGCTAACTGTTAACGTCGTATTCGACGGTACAATACCCAAGCTTTCGTTTTTTGATAACCTTGTCGGATCAAAGGTGGTGTCTGTTATATAAGCTTTTCCAAAAGTATTTATGGCCACCGATTGCGGGTCGGCCACTACATCGGAGGCGCCGGCTTTTCCGCTGCCAAATTGTAAATATGTGCTGGTACCGTCCCTCTCGACAACAAATTTTCTAGATACCAAATAAGGCTTTAGAATAGAGGGAACGTTGTCGTTTTTATAATTGGTGTTGGCGATCTCTTTTAATACCATATCTTGAGCGAGGTAGTCTACCTCAAAATATTCATTTCCCTGAGCATCGGTAACTGATATTATTTCTGCTATATTATTTGCCGAAAGCTTCGCTTTCAAAAATCTTTCATATGCGCCAACTGATATTGTTTCTTCTGAAAAGTAGCCAGAAACCACGGTTCCAGTTGCCCTAATCGCAAAATAGGAGGGCGCGCCTGTTGAAGAGTCGACAGCTGCGACGACAGTAATGTTGCTGGAGTCTGAAAATTCAACGTTCTCCGTCAAAACAAAGTTCAAACCAGTTTTCGAAGTAAAGCGGGTGCCCCTTTTAACAATCGGAATATAATTTGTATCAGGGCCGATGCCAGAGGCCGATGCTGGCACCAGCACATACAAATTGACAGTGCCATATGTAGACGCGGATACTTCATCTTTATAGCCAAGAATTCTTCCATGACGTAAAATATTTTCATATTGGTAAGCTGTATCTAAGAATGTTTCGTTAACATTGTAGTCTAAATAAAAGGATAACTGGTCTCCAACATATGCAACAGCATCTATCATCAAGGCGCCGAAAGATGCCTCGCTCCAGTCTTTAAAAGAATCCGGATATAACCTCTCGGCCAATTCCATTAAGTCTTCGCGAATCGTATTGAACTCACGGTGTGTGTAGTCGATTGGTACTATTTTGTTTTGATCGTCTGCCATTAAAAACCCTCTTTTTTAAGTAGTTAATTCTAATAAATCTGTAGTTCCTATGCTCGGAATAGCATATTCTATGGAAATGCCCAGATAGTTACTATCAGGGTCAGTGACGCCAAACAAAATATTACGAATTTGAACCGCCGGCATATAAATTCCAACCTGCTCTCTAATTTTGCTATCTATCTGTGACGTTGTATCTTGGCCAAAATTCTCAAAAAGGTATCTGGAAAGACCTACGCCAAAATTGGGTTCCATGACCCGCTCTCCGGGGATGGTGAGTATAAGCATTTTTAAATTTTGTTTTACCAGGCTGTTAATGGTTTTAAGCATTTTAAAGCCATCTGCTGAATCTAACTCCAGCGGAAGAGCAATTCCAAAAGAAGCCATAGTTTTTTACCTCTCCTTGTAATTATCACCTAATCTTTTTCTTCACACATTTCATCGTTCGCATTAAAAGGATTTGTACGAAGCATTCTCTTCTTCCACCACGGAAGAAGGTTTTGGCCGGCTTTTACTTTAAATCTTTGTTTGAATTCGCTGGTTATAATCGTGCCAGGGCTGTCTGAAGAATCATCTGGGGAGCCAGGATCGAACGTTCTAGAATTATAATGGCTCTTAAAGATCTTTTTAATTCTACTTTTAGAATTTCTTAACAATTCTTGATCCCACGAATCCCATTCCCTAACGAAAAGGCTTCCAAATGGGCCAGGGTCTCGATCTAATTTGCTTGCCCAAGCGCCCTCTTCGCCTGATGCTGAAACTGTTGGCGCGCCGCTATCCTCATCAAAGCTCACAGCAACGCCGGGCTTAGTATCCAAGCTTGAGTCCGAACCAACCGTGTCCCCATCTTCTGCAACCTTTTCTCCAATTGAGGGCAAAAACGCCATTCCATTATAAATGGCCAATGTGGCTGCAATCTTCTTTAGTGGAAAAATATATTGCGCGACTAACTTGAACTTATCATCTTCTTTGAGTTTGTTAATCAAGCACAACAGTAATTTACTATCACCCTCAAGGGGGTCAATTTGGCTGTACACAACATCTAGCGCATCTACTTCAACATCTGTTATGTGAACTTGAGTTCCATTAATTATAACAGAAAAACTTAAACCATGCCTCACTCCCAGCTCGCCTTCAAGACCAACAACTTGTCCGTTGCTATCTGTCACTAGCTCTAAAGTTCCCGGGTAGATATCTGAAATATTTTGGCCAGTAGAGCCGACGCCTGTAATTTTACTGACAGCATCAGCTGGTGAATATTGGGTACCGTCAATACTAATATATTTTTCGATAACAAATGGTTTACTAGTATCGCCTGTATCAACATCAACGCTTCCATATTCTGTAATGTCCCCAATTGGGACGATGATCTTGTTCGCCATTGGAGTTAAGGTGTCGTGTTCAATTGTATCTGAATGAGCTTCTCCAACCATGTAAACAGGGTTGCCGTCAACTGTATTGACATGATAATACCCTACATATTTGGTACCATCTGGTAGCGCAAATTCCTTGCCGGCTGTATAATATCCTTCTCCCTCGGTGGGCAAGTTTGAAAACTCTTCTTTAATTTCTTGATCAAGTGTTAGATTCTCGCCACCCTGAGATAGATTTTGAAGGAGATAATAATCTAAGTCGTATACATCCGGCGACATGCCTACAATTTTAAGGTTTTCTATAAACCTCTCGCCCATAATATTCAACTGTTCGACAACAAGTTCCTTCAAAACCATCTTGGCGTCTTCTTCTGTGGCTTGAACGGCTTCAAGATTTTTCTCTTTTCTGTGGCTTTTCAATGTTTCAAACGTTCCGGCGTCCCCATCTTGGCGTGCACGTTTCATATCTTTTTTGTATGGATAATGAAACATCTCCTGCTTATCATTAAGCCGCACTAGCGCGTCTACAACCGAAGTTGGGGGGTCACTTATTTCTCCATTATCCACACGACGAGAGTATAGCTGCACGGACTGTTCCAAGAACGCATACCAGAATTCAGTATCCTTAAACGGGTTGAACATTTCCCATCCTGCTTTTTGCGCGTCCCTTAAGGACGATTCCATCTCTTCTACAATGTAAGCTGCGTAAATATTACTAAAAACATCTGGAAACTTTGGATTGAATTTAGTGAATGTCGCCATCGATTTGATAAAGAAAGTACTCACATAAATTCTAATAGCGGCGCTAATAATACTCTCCAGGCCGGCGGCAGCAGATCGATCCAATATTCTCGCATACGGAGTCTCCACCACGCAATCTGGATCTGATTTTAAGCGCTCATCCACCGGGATAGTGGGATAAGAATTTTCTACTTTTTGTTGAATACTTTCAAAATCGATCAGATCTGTCCTGTATGGCTTGCATGGACTTAAATCTGGAAACATCACATCTATAAACCCAAGCCAGCCTTTGTTTTCTAGAGGTTTAATATATAATGGCGGGTTCATATACGAGCCGCCAAAAGTGTTGGGGTCGAGATAAATCACTCTGTTATTGTCTTCATCATTATATTGCATCCTGCTTATGCCCATAATTTGATCATCGTTTTTAATCAGTCGGGTGCTCCCGTCATCATCAGTCACTTCTGCTTCGTAATAGTTTGTTCCACCGGGTGAATTTGTTTGGCCACTATCCACTACGTATTCAACATCATCAAAAGATAAATCGTCATAAGCTGCCCCGTACAGAAAAGCATCTTCATTATCGGCAATTAAGCCTATAAAATTTTCTGTTATAGAGGACATTATTTCATCATGGCTACTTTTAATATTATCCGCCGCTATAGACTGGCCGGCCTCCTTTATCATTTCTTTCAAAAGAACAATTTGCGGAAGGTAGCGCTGGTAGCTATTAAAAGTGGAAAGAAATTTGGGGTATGGCGTCAAATCCACATCGTCAAAAGTATCATCAGTTGCCAAAAATTCAAATTTTGATTCAGTAATCTCAATAACTTCTTCATTGTTCGGCTTTAAAATACTGATAACGGTGTCATATGTCAACATCATGACAGGTACCAAAGAGGCCAATTCTGTTTTTAAATCACCTTTAGCGTTATATTTTCCAGTAATTTTAATTCTGGCGTTGTCATCAAAGCGGTTATGAATGGTGGCGATATCATCTCTTACGGTACCACGGCGAGTGCCTACGCCCTCTTGTGCTGGTGGGCCAAAAAGAATATCAGACAAATAAAACCCTATTTCGAATCCATAATTAAACATGCCATCTACATCGGACAGGCCCTTTGTGTTGTCTTTATAAGACAAGGTTAGGTCCGGATCTTCTTTTCTAATCTTTTCTAAATAAACCACTTTCTCATTGCTAAAGTCGGCGCGAACTTCTGTGTTGTATCCCAAATTTGGCAGCTTTAACAAATCCATGCCGCCAGCAAAAGTGGTAATACCTGCGTCTTCAAAAGATTTTGTATATTTTTTTTCATCCTGCACTGAATTACCAGAAGAAAAGTCAGCTGTTAATTCTGTTTGCATGTAGTCTTCTAACCATGCAGCAACCTTATATGGAAAGGCGCCCAGCTGCCGCTCAATACGAGGAGGGTTAGGAAAGAGAGCTGCGAATATACCGCCGACGGTACTGTCGGCGGGCTCGGCACTGGAGTCGTCTGCTTCCGGATCGACGTAAAAGTCAACATAACGCCTTCTATTGGAAGCTTTTCTCATGTGGGCAGTAAAGGGCTGGCCCATGGTATCTGAAAGAATCATATTGAGCAGTCCCCAATTTGCTTCCCCGGGACCGTTGCCAAGCATGTCGGTTGCAAAGTCTACTCTTAGCTGCTCCAGCATGCCCGTTAGAGCCGAGGTGGCAACTGCTGCGGCTTCGTCAGTTTCGTAAGGAATTAGACCGTTGTCGCATCCGGGGTCAGAAAACAAAGGCGGTAAGTCCGGAGTTGGGCCGCTTTGCAGCGCATTAACCAAGTCGCTTAGGTCATCAATAGGCCGCTCGCAGAGCTTAGCGATTTGGTCTTCGGTGGCTCGACCTTCCAAAATATCAGATCTTGCGGCACAAAAATCTTCTATCTGTTCTGTTGTTGCACATAGGCTGGGGTTGGCAGGCAGCATGTCATCAGCCGGAAGGCCGGCAGCAAAATCAGCTAGCTGATCTCTAAACTTTGCCGGCATTAAGTTGCCCATATTTCCAAAGAAACTTCCAATGGCCTCTTCGCTACCCAGGGCTGCTTCAAACTCGGGGTATTCAAACTTTACCAAGGTAAGCACGCTCTTTGTAAACTCAGCCGAAGGGTCTCCTAAAAATGCGTTAGACAATTCTGCTCTCGTAACCATTGCAGATATATCTCCAGCTAAATTTGTTACTTGCTCTGTGTCGCTTAAGGCGGCGGCGCCTAGGCCCAAATCCGCAAACATATTTACAATTGTATTATCAATCTGCTCTGAACTAGTATTCTCTCCGCAAATAGATTGTGAGATGATATCCGCTATAGCGTTAATGTCGGAAGCATCTGGCACTGAAGACGCCAAGTCTCCACCGAGTTTGTACATGGAACATCCAGCACCCCCTATAACTTCACAAATTTTAATCATCAATTTCATTAAGACTTGAAAAAGCGCCTGCTGAATTGCAAATTTAGCCGCCACTTGAAAAGCGCCACTTATATCAATCAACCTTGGCTGCCATTTGAAGGGGTTTATCATGGGCTGCAAACGAGGGCCCGGATTTGCATTACGGCAAAATGGCAACTCCTTGTCTTTAATCCAGTCAAAAACACTAGGCTCAATGAGTGGCGGCTTTGGACAGTCAACCGTGGCGATAAGTCCGGCGATAACCTGGGCGCCTGGGAACTTATTTAGTTCTTCTATCAGTTCAAAATAGCTATCCGAATACACCTCCAATAGCGCCAGAATATATGCTTCCCACACATTATCCGGGCTTAACTGTTTTTTGGCCGCGGAGCCGAAGTCAAGCTGCTTTACAAGAGTTCTTCTAGACGCATCCGTTGGTTCTTCAATTGGCGTCACTGGCACTGGCGTCTCGCCGGTTGGGCCCTCTTTCATGCCTTCGCTGTTCTGGGTTGCTATCAGCTCTTCGTCTTCGAATGGTTTTGTATAGTCTAATTTGCCAGCCAACACATCGGATGTTTGTTGAGCCGTTGAGCTTTCTTTAAAAAATTCTCCATTTTCAAATTTCTTCTTAACTAACGCATCTAGTTCGGCTTGCTTCTCTGCTGGGAGTCCAACGAACAATTTTCCAAAGTTCTCAAGACTCATTGCCTGAAGTGCGCTTTTCGCGAGGACGCTTAACGTCTCTTCAAGGGAGAAGCCGCCGAACAAGCACCCAATTGCATCGATCATTACATCGTTGAGGCCGCAAAGCTTAATCTTACTAAAGCCGTCCATGAACTCTTCCAGCCCGTCAATTCCCCCAAAACTATCAGTTAATACTTGCGCACAAAAATTATCAAAAACTGCATCATCTTGTTCTAAAGTAAAAAACGCCTGCTCGGCGGCCATCTGCTCAATGTTTTTTGTAGCGTCTGTGTTTGGATCCCACACTACCCCAAGGCCAACCTTATCGTTTATTGTTTCATCTATTGTTTCTCGACACAAATTGTCTTGGAATTTAAAAGCAAGGGCGTCACCTAAACTAAATGATACATCAAACGCATTTTGAGCAAGCTGCTTTGCTTCGTTTTCAAGCGCCTCAGCAATACAACTTCCAGCTGAATCTTCTGGGTCGGTATTTGCATATCCTTGATTTAAACTAGAATATATCGCAGGATAGGTGTACTTCTTTACGAACTCTAACCACGGCATCGGTTCCCTTGCTGTCAAATCTGCTTCCATTTCAGACAACTGAGCTAGATAAGCCATGGCGGTTGAATCTTTCCAGGCCGATTTGTTTTTGAGGGTTTTTAGCTTTTTTGCATATGTAATCGGCTTTTCGCCACACTCAACTGTGTAAACTATTAGCTTTTTTAATTCATATTTGCCAT